TGTCGTACCACGAGCTGAGTCTTAATTACAACGGCAGGTCTACACATATACGCTAACATACGCATAGCCGCGGGTATTTCTCCCTCTTTTAGCCTTTTAAAAATACTTTTCTTACGAATCAAACGGGTTATATATAGGCATATCCCATCCGCGTCCTGTAAAGGATAGTGATTCACAACTCTGCTGCCAAGCAGAAATTCCATTACCTGAGATGCACGTAGACCAGGCAGTAAGGGCACTTAACAACGCCAGTGCGGGCTTATTTGGCAGTAAATTGCCTAGATTTGTTAGCCTTTGAGTATATGCGAGCCATGTACACGAACACTGATCTGCCCGTTATAATAGTCTTTTGATTCTAATACTTTGTGATTGAATTGTTCTCTGGCCTCTATATAGGAGCATTCTGATTTACTTTTGCAGTAAAACAGTATCTCTCTACTGAAGTTTTCTTTGCCTAGTTTTAATACATCTGCGTTTAGTTCTAGATTTGAGCCATAATATTCTTGCCAGTCGCTGTCAACTTTGCTTCGAATTTTCTTTTTTTTCTTAGTGCCGTTTTTTAACTTGACTACTTTGTAAGTAGTTTTTGCAAATTTAGCTAGTTTTTTGCCTATGTATTTTCTTCCAGAGATGTTATTTGTTATGAGATACACAAACCCTACACAATCTTCGGGTAAAGTTTCTATTAGTGTGTTCTGATAAGTCCATGACATGCTTTAGTTAGCATCATCTTCCTCGTTGCCTGTGTGATCCTGATTTGCCTTGCGTTCTGCCTTGTCAGCGTCAATCCAATGACGCCAATCTTGTATGTTTGCCCGTCTTTGCCTTGCTATAATTCTAAGTTCTGATAACAGTTGCCTAGTTTCTAATCCTGCCTGCCGTGTGCCTTTATCAAGCCAACGTTGATTGGCTTTGTAATATTCTCTAAACACACGCATGAGTTCATCATGCGTTTCTTCATCTCGCTTCATATTTTATAGAATTAGTGTAAAAATAATTCCGACAAATGTTTAATATCTCATAGTAATTTGTAGGTTTGGTATATCTAACATACTTTGTATTTTTACTACTAAAATTGTCTTGAATATCTTCGTATGCAAATTCCGCAGTAAATAAACTTCTTTTTTCTTGATATAACTTATTAAATTCATGTATTGACTTACATGTGTTTTCTATATCCCAAATATAAATTGGTATTTCGTATGCAGCCTTTGGCGAGTCATCCACAGTAAAATGGTAGTGATCTAACTGCATTGACGTGTAGAAACTTGCAGCTTGCCTTGCTAAATCTCTCCGATACAATCCAACTAATAAAAATCGATCCTTAACATCAGTCCAGTAAGGTTCTACAACTTGATTTTGCATTATTTTTAAAACACAATGTTCTTTGTATTGATAATTTTTATAAGTTTCAGGATCGTTGCACTGATGAAACGCTTCGTCAAAATTTGGAATATTCAGATGATTGCTTAGGTAATCGCATAGTGCAGTGGATCCAGTTCGATAACTAGTAACCACTGCTACAGAGCTAGGATTGGGAACAAGTTCTAAAAAATCTTTTAACTTTAGCATTTTTATCTGTCTTTACTCTGTTACTTCCACATCATTTGCATAACTTGTGAATCCGTTTTCTTTAATAACTTTGAGTACATTGTTTACTCGACCGATAAGTTCGTCCTTGTGACTGATAAGGAAAATATTCTTCTTACGTTCACGGCTCATCTTCTTCAAAACAGCCAACGCACCTTCAACGCCACTTGCATCAAGTCCGTTATCAACTAGTTCATCCACAAACAACAAGTTGATCTGTTGATACAAACTTTCCCACACATCCCTGAATGCCCATGACAATGACAAGATAAGTCTATTACGTTCTCCACGACTCAAGTTATCAAAATCTAGATCTTGTCCCAGCTGAGTAATCAACACAGTTAAGTCGTTTTGGAATAATACACTGTGCGGCAAACCCATTTTGTCAAGATAGTAGGTAAGTCTGTTGTTTAGATACGCAAGATTCTGATCAATAATCTTTTTACGGATAAAACTATCCTTGCTTGTCAGCAATTTAAGCAAAAACTCTTGATGTTCTTTCAAACTGGTAAGTGCATTTACTTTGTCCCATGTGATTTCTTGCATGGCTGTGTTACGTAGTTCGTCGATTTGTTCTTGGTACGGATCAGTTTCGCCTGCTTTGACAGTTAGTTGTGTTTCAAGCGTTTTCAAATTGTTTTGATGCTTGAGTGCTTGTTCAACTGTATCGTAATACGTATCGGGTCTTGCACTTACATCTCCGATATTTGCAATTTCCTTAGTAATCTTTGCAAGATCAACTGTAACTTTGTTAAGGTATACGTTTGCTTCCTTCAAACTTTTAGTTGCCAGTGCAGTCATCTCTTCATGTTTGTGATCATGAAGTTCTTGCTCACATGCATGGCAAGTTTTGTTTGCAAGGCTATCTAATTCTTTTGAATACTTACTTGCAGACTTTTCAGCCTGTGACATTGCACTTTCCAAAGTTGCACGTTCCTTATTCAAACTTTTTAACTGTGCAGTTTGTTCAATGTACAATTTTAACTGTGTATGCGACGCAAGTTCCGCTTCAATATCAACATTTTCTAATTCAATAATAGCCCTTGCCATCTTTTCAATATCTACTTCGTGCTGACTATTCCATGCAGTTTGTCTTGTAAGCAAACTATCAACACTAAGTTGAATCTTTTCATTGGATTTCTTTGCCGCTTCTATATCAGCGTTCTCTTGATAGATGTTATCTTTAGTAGTTTTAACAAGTTCTTTAAGCAACTCTGCTTTTTCACTCAGCAAGGTAATACCCAACAACTGTTCAATGATAACCCGTTGGTCATTTGCCCGCATAGACAAAAACGGCTCTGTATAAGTGTTTAGTGCTACAATATGTTTGAACATGTCATGACTCATGCCCAGCAAGTCGTCAAGATCCTTTTGCGTTTCCCGCATGTCGCCCTGTGCGTCATCAGTTTCTTCTGTTTCTTGTGCTTGATTATTGACAAAGAACTGTAGCACATTAGGTTTGCGGCCACGCTCAATGCGATAATCGATTCCGTTTTTCTCAAAACTCAGTGTAACCAACATTCCTTTGTTATTAATCTTATTAATTAGATTATCTTTTTTGATGTTAGTTAGTGCGTTACCGTAAAGTGCATAACTCAATGCATTCACAATGGTAGTTTTACCCGTGCCATTACGGCTTCCACTATCGTCTCCACCTTGGTCCAAGTTTTCTCCAAGGACAAGTGTTAAATGTTCTTTATCAAAATTCACAGCCTGGGTTTGATTACCCACACTCATAAAATTACGTACTGTTAAATCTTTAATTGTTATCATAGGCTATTATAAATTTCCAAAAGTGTATTTTTGTTAAACTGTTCTGAGTCAATGCTAATAATTTGACTGGACACAATCTGATCCACACTTTCGAATGATTGGATGTCGATGCTTGTATTGATTTCAAGATCCTTCTTTTCCGCAATCAATGTAAGTTCGCGAATATTGTAATCTGAAATAAACTTTTCTTTGATAAAACTTGCTTCCTCGTAACTGATGTCTATGTCTAGTGTAACACGTAAATGTTGCTTGGGCAAGATAATTTTATCCGCATCGTCGATCAGTTGGCTGAGTTTTACTGTACGGAATGTGGGTTGGTTATCCCAAGCATGATACACTGGCTTGCCGCCCCATTCTAACGTCATCATGCCCCGGTCATCATCCCATGCGTCTGCATAGTTGTGCGGAAACGCATTGCCAATATAAATCATATTTTGACGTTGCTGACGTTTGTGAAAGTGCCCGCTAAAGCCAAGTTCATAGTTTTTAAAACTATCCAATTGAATCTCACCATGATCAGGCATCTGCACCATGGCATTCATAAAGAAGCTGGGCAGTTCAAAGTGTCCAAAGATGTACTTGCCACCTTTCTTACCTATGGTTTTCCATTCGTCTCCCACGAGCCACGGGCAAAGTGTAACATCGCCAATGGTAGTAGGCTCATGAACAACAGTAATTCCAGGAATATACTTGCCGAACTCGACAGAGTGAATATCCCGTTTATCTTTGTAATAAAGATCATGATTGCCAGGAAAGAAATAAAATTGATCAAACGCCTGACCCAGCTTTTCCAAGGCCCTAAGGCTATAGTCCATAGTAGTGATATTAAGACTATTGCGATTGTGATGCCAATCACCCATAAAAATTCCAGTGTCACATCCTTCCTCCTTGGCTTTGGCAATATACCAATCTACAAATTCTTCACAATCTTGATTATGCACACTACTGTTTGATTTCAAACCAAAGTGTATGTCTGTGAAGCAAGCAACCTTCTTAAATAAATTTGTCATTCAGCACCTTCATCAAAACGTTTAACAGCGGCAGCATGTTCTCCTGAGCCAGTTCTACTATAACTTGGATTCATACCATTCATTTCAAGCACATCGTCTCTAATATTCTGATTACGTTTTTCAATATTAATAACTCTAACAAAACTGTTAGTAACAGCCGCAGTAAAATAAGCAAACGGATTATCGCTTTTACTTTCATCAAATTGTAATCCAATCTGTGTTAGTTGTAAAATAGCCTGGCCCTTCATTTCGTCATTGTAGGTATAACCACGAACATTGCCCCGTGTGGCATAACGCTCACACAGTTTAATCATCATACGGGCAAGTGTTGGAGTAATTTGTCCAGCATCTTTATCAAAGTAGCCCGTTTCAAGATCGCCTTTCCAATGACTCTTGCCCACACATACCAGTTCATCTTCTTCGTTGTATTTCCAA